ATATCTTGACAAAGACAAAGACGTAACACGATTTCAGGGTCAGTCCTTTAACTGGATAGGCATAGATGAGATAACCCAATATCCCTCGCCTTATGTTTGGGATTATCTCCGTTCACGACTCAGAGCAACTGATCCTGAACTACAAAACAATCTGTACATGCGGTGTACAGCGAACCCCGGAGGAGTCGGAGGTTGGTGGGTCAAGAAGATGTACATCGATCCATCACAACACGGTTCGACTTTTCCTGCAATGGACATCGAAACAGGTAGACCTTTTGTATGGCCCAAAGGGCATGAAAAGGAAGGCGAACCTCTTTTTTATCGTAGGTTCATACCTGCCCGTCTCACCGACAACCCCTATCTGTTGGCTGATGGACAATACGAAGCGATGTTGCGTTCACTACCCGAAGTCGAGCGTAAGCGACTTCTTGAAGGCGATTGGGAAGTAACGGAAGGTGCAGCCTTTCCAGAGTTCAGTAGAAGTAAACATGTTACACCGTATTTTGACCTTCCGCCAAACTTCCCAAGAATACGAGCAGCCGACTACGGCTATGCAAGTCCTTCTTGCGTTCTTTGGGCTGCTATTGATTGGGATAATAATATCTGGGTTTATAGGGAGTTATACGTAAAACAGTTGACAGCAGAAGAGTTAGCTGATAGAATACTAGAAGTAGAACAAGAAGACCCGACTCCCCACTATACAGTACTTGACTCATCATGTTGGAACAAGACAGGCTTTGGTCCTTCCATAGCAGAAACAATGATGAGATGTGGAGTGCGTTGGACACCCTCAGACAGAAACAGACTTCAAGGTAAAATGGAAATACATCGTAGGCTTGCTGATGACCCTCGAACAAACGAACCTAGACTACGAATATTTCCGAACTGTGTCAATCTTATCAAGCAGCTATCAGGCATACCTCTTAGCAAAACAAATGCAGAAGATGTGGACACAAAGGCAGAAGATCACGCATATGATGCACTGCGATATATGTTAATGACAAGGATGACAGGATATGTGTCGATTCATAAGACGCTTGGTGGTATCAAGAATCAGGTCTACCAAATGCAAGACCAAACATTCGGGTACTAAATAAATGGCAGTAGAATTTAGTCAACAATTTGAACAATCACTTTCAGGTACACAAGGGGTACGATCTGATAAGATCGCAACTACACCTTTAGGTGTTTTGATTGAAAGTTCAACTCGAAAAGACAAAAAATCATTTATGAATGTCTTGGCTAAAGGAGATTTACTAAACGCAACTATTCGTGATATAAACGACAACCCAGACGTAAAAGAAAAATTTGGTAGATTCTTTGAGCAACAAGGAAAAGATAAAACCACAGCAAGTAGTGCTAACAAAGTATTAGGATCACTACAGCCATTTTTTGAAGAAGCGGGGTATCTAGGTCCTAAAGGTAGAAACCCAGTCAGAATGGTTCTTTCAAGTGTCATAGGCACAACATCAACCCAAGAACTTTTTTCTACAGATCCAGTAAGAAAAGTACCAAGTCCATATCCATTTGAAACTTATGTTAAGTTAAAAGAAGTTATAACAGGATTATTAAATAGTGAAAACAAAGCTGAACGTTTAGCAGGAACTCAACTTGCTATGCACGTAATTGGAGGATATAGACCTTCAGATTTTAAAAATTTAAGAATAGAAAATATAAATTTTAAAAATGGTGTTGTATCAGGTCTTCAAGTTAAAGACAGAGGAAAGTCAACAGAAAAAGCAGGCTACTTTCCTAAAATAATAAGAGACATATTACTTAAACAAATAGGAGATCCTACAGGTAAATCTGGATTAGTCTTTCCGCAGAACAACGAAGATTTAATAAACGAAGCTTTAAAAAAAGCAAACATACCTACAGAGTACACCACTGCAGGAAAAGTGAAACAAGGTGTTTTTACACTTGAAGATACTCGTAAGTTAAATGAAACACATCTAACAAGCTTAGGCTACGATGAAAAAAATCCAGTAAGACTTGCCGCAACATTACGTGCCAATAAAACGACAATAGGACAGTACGTTGCAACAGGTGCAGGTGGTAGAGACATCGAAGAATTATTTGTAAAAACATCTACCCCTCACGTAGCATTTACTGGCACAGCAAGTCATGCACAGTATCTCGAAGATATAGGCGTAGATTCTTCTAATATAGTTAAACGTTATAAAGTAACTAACGATGTAATAGACAGATTTCCACTAGATAGGGTGGAAGAATTTCAAACTGTGTATCCTACGTTAGCTTATGAAGAAGGCGACAAAGTAATAACATCAACTTTAAGTCAAGTGAATAAAGGTAACGCAAAACTTTATCAAGAAGCCGTAGGAAGTGAACTAGCAAAAAGAAAAGACGTAGCCGACATAGCTTATGCAGAAACTGCTGAAGAAGCAGAAAAGGCAAGATTAAAAACTCAAGACATAAAAAATCAAGTAAGAGCCGAAAAGAAAGCAACAGATTTACTAGAACTAAAGAACAAAGGTGCAAACGCTTTAGATTGGATTACAAAGAATTTAGGTAAACCTTTGAAAAAAGGTTTTATAGGTGCTTTAGGAGTTGAGACCGCCAGACAATTTATACAAGACCCAGTCGGAACTGGAGCAGCTATGGCAAGTGATTTGTTGCTTGAAAGAGGACTTGGAACAGGTCCGGGTGCAGCAGTTAGTTTTGCTATGCAGTCAAGTCCTGCAGGAGAAGGATCAGACATTGTACGAGAGACAGGAAGATCTCAAGCAGGACAACCTATACCTCAAAGACAAATGGGTATGGAATCAGAATCTGCAAACTTCCTTAATCAAATGCAAAGTAGTTTACAACCTACTCAAACAGATCAATCGCAAGCTCTTAATATAATTGAACAGGATACCAACGTAGGTGACAGAATGAGTACATTTGGTAGAACACCAGATGTATCTCCGGGGTTTGTTACCCCACCTTCTCGATCAGAATTAGCTGACGAGACACAACGGCAACAAAACTTTATGGGAGTAACTTAATATGCCTAACAATAACTACAATTATGGTGCAGCTTATATCATGGGATCAGATAAGACATCTGTAAACGATGATATGGGTTCTAAGCAACTATACAGAGAAAGTCTTGAATTTACTACAGCAGTAGATCAAGATGCTTTACAAGTCGACATGCCAAAGAAGCAAACTAAACCTACAGTCGAAGCTTCTTTATTTAAAATGGCTGAAGAAAGAGACTACTAATAACAAATAGGTAAATCATGGCTGATGAAAACTTTCTTCAACCTGCCGATGATACAGAAATTCCTGTACAAAATCCTAGCGAACAAATGCCCGGATTGGCAGGATACATCAAAAGCAGGTTTGAAGATTCAGAAAATGGCAGACGCAGTTATGAACTACGTTGGTTACAAGCTTTTAAGAACTACAGGGGTATTTACGATTCATCTACTCAATATAGAGACTCGGAAAGATCTCGTGTATTCATAAAGGTAACTAAAACAAAAGTTCTTGCTGCATACGGACAAATAATCGATATACTTTTTTCTAACAAGAAGTTTCCGATAGTTGTTGAGCCAACTCCAGTGCCAGAAGGTATAGCAGAATTTGCACATCAAACAACTCCGTTGGATGAAATAGTCCAACAAGACCCTTATGGGTATGAAGGAGATGGGAGAGAATTACCCCCCGGTGCTACACAAGCAACTAGAGATTTGGATTTCTTAGGTGGTTTAGAAGGTAGATATGCCAATGCTAACTTGTCTCCCGGACCTTCTCTTGCAGGTGAACCACAAATAAGTCCTGCACAAAAAGCAGCTCTTAATTTAGAAAAACTTATACACGATCAATTGACAGACACAGATGCTGTTACTGTTTTACGTAACGCTATTTTTGAGTCCTGTTTACTTGGAACAGGAATAGTTAAAGGTCCGTTTAATTCTTACAAACGTATTCACAAGTGGGATAAAGATGAGAATGGAGAAAAAACTTATGCTCCATACGAAAAGATAGTACCACGAATTGAATATGTATCATTGTGGGATTTTCACCCTGACCCATCAGCAACAAGCATAGAAGATTGTGAGTACGTCATACAAAGACATCGTATGAACAGACAACAACTTCGTGCCTTGATGAATAGACCATATTTTTATAAAGATGCCATAGAAGAGTGTCTTGCTAAAGGACCTAACTACGAAGACAAATATTACGAAGATACTATTCGTGAAGATGATACTGAACCATACTTTCAAGAGAACAGATATGAAGTACTTGAGTATTGGGGTATTATTGATAAAAAACATGCTGATGAAATAGGCATGGAAGGCGTCGAAGAGATGTCTGAATTAGATCAAATTCAAGTTAACGTTTGGACTTGTGGTAATATGATACTTCGTTGTGTTCTTAATCCATTTATGCCTGCACGAATACCCTACCAAGCATTTCCATACGAAACTAATCCATATCAGTTATGGGGAGTTGGTGTAGCAGAAAACATGGAGTTTTCTCAAAAGTTAATGAATGGTCACTATCGTATGGCTATTGATAATTTAGCACTTGCAGGTAACCTCGTGTTTGACATAGACGAAGCTAGTTTAGTTCCCGGTCAAAATATGGATATATTCCCCGGTAAGATATTTAGAAGACAGTCAGGTGTAACTGGTACAGCAATTAACGGTTTGAAGTTTCCAAACACTGCACCAGAAAATATACAAATGTATCAGATATCACGACAACTTGCTGACGAAGATACAGGTATACCATCTATATTACATGGACAAACTGGCGTAACAGGAACAGGTCGAACAGCATCAGGTTTATCTATGTTGCTTGGGGGTGCAAGTTTATCTCTCAAGACTGTAATAAAAAATATAGACGATCACTTGTTAAAACCTATGGGGGAATCATACTTTCAATGGAACATGCAGTTTACGGATGATGTGCCTGAAATAGAAGGTGACCTTGAAATCAAACCTCGTGGTACTGCAGCAGTGATGCAAAAAGAGGTACGTAGTCAAAGACTCACAACCCTGTTGCAAACTGCAAGTAATCCAATGCTTGCACCTTTTGTAAAGATACCAAACCTTATGAGAGAACTCGCAATAGCACAGGATATAGATCCAGATAGTTTGGTTAACGACGTAAGCGAAGCACAAATATTCGCAGAAATACTTAGAGGACTTCAAAATGCTCAACAAGAAGCAAGCCAACAACCTCAATCCCCTGATCAACAACGAGCAGGCATGGAACAGTCTGGAGGAGTACCTCCGGGAGCTAACCCAAATGACGATTCAGGCGTTGGTGGCGGCACGGTCGGAACTGGAAGTGTTCCAACTGCAGGGGAAACTGGCTTTACTGGAACA